TATTTTTCTTTTTTTAATAAAAAAAAGGCGGGTGAACCGTTTGGATCGCCCACCCCTTTTCGTTGATTAATTATTCTTAGTTTGCGGAATTTGTGATTCCATAAGTCACAATATCTTCAGCAATTGCATATTGCACACCGCCGGTCATTCTCATGATCACACGAACATTGTCGCTTCCGTCTAAGTCGGACATATCTAAAACCTTGACTAAATTCGTGTCGTTTAGAATACCAGTGCCAAAGAAGATATTTGATTTCTCGGCAGCGATTGCGGTATTGTCAGCAAGACCATTCGCAACTGCAATTGAAACACCGTCAAAACTAAGTGATCCGTTGTTCCACCACTGAGTCCCCATTGCATTTGTACCCGCAGCACCAAGACCACTCGCACCAAATCCACCTAATGCGCGAACGTATGCACGTGCGATGTTTTGTGAAACATAAATACTCAAGTCTTCACTTCCGTATAAACTTGAAGGAATTGCGTCAACTATTTTTCCAAGTTCTGTAATTACGTCACCCGAATCAACTGTTGTTCCGGCAACTTCTTGAGCCGCTGGAAGTGCTGCGTCAGCCGCAATCAATGTTGAAATTCCATCGAAGTCACCACTTGTTGAAGCGTCACCCGCCCAAATGTTTTGTTCGATTCTTTGTGCAACTTTTGCCGATACATGACCGATTAAGAAATCTGCAAATGATGGGGGAAGTGAATCGTGCGCACTTAATCCCATATCAATTGCCTCGTAATCTCCGCGGAAATCTTTTTTACACAATTGTAAATTAACTTGAAGTTCTTTTGGTTCAAGTACTTTTTCAACCAATGTGACGGTTGAAGTCGCAGTAAAATCACAAGATGCATCTTTTAAAATTGCATCCGTCGAAACTTTTTTCAAAACTTCTTTGTGTTTTACGTTTGGTTTAACGGTAATTAATCCGTTTTCGATTGTTGATCCCGAAAGAAGTGCCGCGGCAATATATTCTTTTCCGCCTTCTCCAGAATACGAAGTTGTCAAACTTGTAGTTGTAGCCATAACTTATTGATTATTAAATATTTAAAGTTTATTTTTTAATTTGTGATATTTTTGCCATTACACGATCCATTGTATTTTGTGGTCGTGATTGGCCATATAAGAAATTCATTTTCTTGTCTTCTGTTTCCGGGTTGTGTGTAACCTTTTCAACTTCTGAAAGTTCTTCTTTTATTTCTTTGGGTGTCGACATTTCTTGTTTTTTGTCAATCATTGCCTTAATTTCTTCAATCATTGATTTGACTTCTGCAAGTTCTTCTTTTGTCGCGTAATTCATTTCTTCTTTTTCTTCTTCAAGATTTTCTTCAGTTACTTCTTCAGTTGTTTCTTCAGATACTTCTTCAGTTGTTTCTTCAGATAAGTCTTCAGCAACTTCAGCTTCAACATCCGATTTTTCTTCAGCTTCACCAATTGAAGCAATAATTCCTTCAGTTTCGATTGTTAAAATTAAACCGTCTTCAAGATTATAAGTTCCGATTGGCATTGCAATTTTTTCTTCTTCGGTCACGATGAAAATCTCGTTTCCTTCTGACATGGTTTCGGCCTCAACGACCGTCCCGTTCTCTAATTTTGCTTGTTCAAGTTTTGTTTCCATGCCAAGCAAAGTTTTGATTTGATTTATCATATCGTTTGAATTCATATTTAAATAATAATTAAAGATTTGTTTTGTTGTATTTTTAATTTTCAGCAATGCAAGAATCACAATCGGCGTATCTTGTTGCGGTGTTTATGTGTATTCCTTCGTGACTACGTTCTTCAAGAATTGTGTGACAACCCGAATGACCGTTTTGTAAAACTATGTAATAAATATCACCAACAATCAATGTTCCGTGATAATGGACATTATGTTCATGTGAATCAGTACAACCGCGGATTCTATACCCTTGAAACGGTGTCGGATCATGTGCGTAAATGCTTCCAATACCTTGGGCAAAATAATCGTCTTGATCACAACATTTTGTTGAATATGATCCGTCACGGCATAAACACGCGCGAGTGTTATTTGATGGAACTTGATATTTCATTTTAATGGTACACAATTTGGAACACGTCGTCCGTTCTTAGTTTTAAAACCAATCATTTCATATCCTTTTTGACATGGTTTTTTTAAATCTTCAGTGAGAAGATCAAGTTCACGCATTTTTGATGTCGCCCATCGAAGACCAGCCTTGCCACCCCAAAGAAGGTATGAAATTGTCCCACATGCTTCGGTGTCGCCTTCTTTATAATATTCTTGCGCGCGACTTAAATATGAAAACATTCGAACCAAAGTTTCTTGTGAAATCGGTTTATTTTGACTTAATTGACGGGCGCGTATTTTGCCGACTTGGGTTGCGCATTTATTTCCGTTCTTTTTATTTAAATCAATTCCGCGTTGTGCATTATTTGAAACCGTATCCGGATAATCTGAAAATGATACCATTTCAATTTTTTCTTCGTTTAAAATTGATTTAAGTTGTGATAAAATAAATTGTTTTTCTTCTTCTTCAATTGATGAAAGATCGTCTTTGATCGATTTGTCTTGTGGACGTTCCATTTTGTCGCTGAAATATGCTTCAATTGAAAATCCTTTGACCTTGCCGGTTTTAACATAATTTTCCCAAATGTCGTCGTTTAATACTTTCATTGAAACCATCCACGTCCCGACCGGAACATTCATATTGTATTGACGTGATTTGTCTTGCTCAGATTCTACGATCCAAGACTCCACAACGGTAAGTCCGTTCAACGGAATATCATGTTCAAGTGTCGAACGGGATTGATTGCCACGTATAAAGAATAATTCAGACGCTTTACGCACGGTTTCACGGCTAAAATATATATAATATTCATTTTCGCCCGATCGTCGAAATATGGGTTTATTTGGCACAAGTGCCGCACCCATCAAAATTCGTTTTTCTTTGTCAACTTCTGCAAGATTAAATTCTTGATTTTTTAACGCAACAAAATCTTCTTCAATTGCTGGATTTTCGACAACACTTATGGCATCGATTCCGGACACTTCGTCGTTTTCATCGATAAAAAGTTCAATAATTTCCATATTATTATAATAATTTTTTTAAAATTTTGTTATCCAATTGATGCGCCTTTGATAATTTTTCTATCCATTGCTTGCGCATTTGTTACTTCGTCTGACACAACATAAGCGCGAACCGGTTGGTTTTGTTGGTCACCTAATGCCGATGCAAGTTGATTTTCGGGTGATGCACCAACGACGTTGAAAGCTGGTGCTTGTGGTGCTGAAGCACCCCTTGCCGAACCCATATTTCCACCACCACCGCCGGGGATTGGTGTTGATGCAATTTGCTTGACTGTTTTTAAACCACTTGCAAGAATACCCGCAGCGGATACCGCTTTTTGAATTGAACCAAATGGTTCGGGAATTGTTGTTGGTGTTTTTAGTACTTCGGTAAATCCAAGATATGAATTAATGATTGCTTGAGCGATTCCGGCAGCTTTTCCAGCCTTTGAATTTTCACCAAGTAATTCAGAAACGGCACCGAGTGCGTTTGCAGTAATTGCAAGTTTTTGTTTTTGTAACAATTCCGCGGCTGCTTTTTCTTCTTTGTCATCTTTGTTGCGTTGTTCTTTGATTTGATTGTCAAGTTCACGCACTTCCAAATCTTTTTCTTGTCGAAAATTAAGAAGTTGTTGTTCTGCGTCTTGACGTGCTTGTGTTCCAATACCAAGACGATCAATTTGTTCCTGTAATCTTGTTTCTTCAAGTTCTTTTTCTTCTAACGCAACCGACTTTAATGCTTCAAGTTTGAGAAGTTCGTCTTGGATTTCTTCGGCGTTGAATCTTTTTTTGTCAATTAAACGAATGTTTTCAGCTTCTTTTTTTGAATTTATCAATTCAATTGCTTCTAATTCTAAACCTTCAGCATTGACACGTTGTTCCGATTCAAAACCAGCAATATTTTCTTTTACGTCAAGAAGATTCTTTTCGGCTTCAGTTAATGCAACTTTTCGTTCGATTGAATTTGGAAATTCTTTTGCGTCTAATTGTGCAAGTTCTAAATTTTTGAGTGCGTTGGCTTCTTGAAGTTTTGATTGTTCTTCAAGCACTTCGCCAAGTTTATTGTTTGCCTTTGTTCGGTCTTCGATTGATGCCGTTACGTCGTCACGAATTTGTCTTTGTCGTTCCGCTGCAAGTTGAAATTTAAATTGAAGTTTGTCGTTTTCTGCAATTGCAAGAGTTGCTTCATTTCTTAAATCTTGAATTCGTTGTTGATTTGATGCCGTTTGTGCAACGTCGATTTCTTTTATATTATCGATTGCAGCGGTTCCAAATGCCGACACTTCTTCAATTGCTTGACCAAATCCGTTTCCAATATTTGTAATATTATCACTAAGTGATCCCGTTGCATTTTTTAAATTTGCGTCAACTTCTTCAAGTTTTGTATTTAATTCTGCAAGTTTTTCCGGGTCTTTGCCACCAAGGAATGACATTTCCCATGCAGCTTGTGTCAATAATAAACCTTTTTGAACTGCGAAAAATTGTGTTTTTATTATATTTAAGGGTATTAAAACAACATTTTTTAAAACAACTCCAAGACCATTAAAACCATTTGTAGCCGTTTGCACTGATTTGTAAGCATTAGTCAAGCCGTTGACAACTTGATTTAAAACTGAAGAAACCGTCCCAAATGCAACACCAAGCGCATCAACGATGACTTGATTTTGTTTTGCAACATCAATAAAAGATTCAAATGCCTTTGCACCTAATGCCAAAACGAAACCTTTTGCAGCAAGTCCGACACCTTTGAAACCTTTTGCAAGTTTTGTGATTCCGGTTTGTGCGTTTTTAAGTGTGCCTTTCAGACCCTTGAAACCCTTTTCATTTGTGTCGCGTAATTTTTCAGATTCAACAATGTTGTTTTCAATTGCCGCCTTGACTTCATTTAATTGGTCAATCGTTTTTTCTGCGCGAAGTATAAGTTCAATTTCTGCTTGTTTCATTTTTCATTTGTTTTATTGCTTCTTTCAGTGTTTGTGGAAATTTGTTTTTTCCAAGTGCAATGTCAATATTCTCGCCTTGCCAATTTTCTTCTTTTGCAATTTGTAATAAATTAAATATACTATCTATCATGGTTGTATCCAGGTTGTTTTTATTCCTCCGGCATTTGCATACTTATCACACCAGCCGATTATCATACGCGTGTAAAATACCGATGTGTCACTTGTTGACGTGTAAACTTCAGCTTGGCCATTTTCAACAAAACCATTTGAATCAAATGAAATTGATGTGTTGTTTGTGATTGATGTATCTTCGTCATATATTTCAATATATACATTTGACGGCAATGTTCCATTTGATAAATACGTTTCAATTGTTGATGACTTTGTTGCAACCGCAAGATCACCGTATGAAGTTGAATACATAATTCCAACCCATGTGGCATTGAATGTCTTTCCGTCAACATTTAAAACATCAAGATTTGAAATTTGACTTCTTAAACCAAATTGACCTGAAGCATTTACCGGGAATGAATTTTTAATCTTTCCACCTTCTCTATATAAACTCGCGTCACATTTGTTAAATACAACTTGCGGCGGACAATCATAAATTGCAACAACTTCAGCGGTTGATATTTTAAAGACAAAATATTTAAAAATTGTTCCTTGGCCATTTACAAGCGTTGTGTTGTCAGCAAGTGCAAATGAACCAAAATCATTTGGTGATGAATCATAAGGCAATGAATTTGACCCGCCAAGATAATTGTTTGACAATAGATATTTTATATTATCACCAACAATTGGATAATCGCCTTGCCCGTTATGATAAATTGTTTCAACGGTCACAAGATCGTCACAAAAATCAAATCCATTTTGAACAATTGTGTCAAGTGTTGGTTGTGTCGCATAACCTTCATTGTCACCAGCACCGGCATATCTGACGCCAATCTCGATTTCAACGGACGGTTCGGGTTGTCCGTCGTCGTCACAATCAACTTTTAGTCCGTTTAAAATTGAATCATTGTCAGTTGTAACACAAACAGTCATGTCCGCAGTGACTAATTGACCGCAATTTGTTGTTTCTGTAAATACACTTGATATTGTGTCGGCAAACGCGTGCAAATTGCTTGTATTTGTACGAACATAAAATCTTGAAAAATATGTTTGTGGATCAGTCAATCCCGTTTTGATTGTTGTTTTTTGTCCAGTTGTTAAAGACGGATATCCATCTTGTTTTGCAACCGATACAACTTGAATATTTGAATCTGACTTTAATGTGTCAATGTCGTCACTTGCGATCAAATAAGATTCTTGCGTTGATAAAAAGAAACCAAATTCATCGATATTTGTATTGTTGCAAATTTTTCCGGATGTTCCTATTGTTGCATTAAATTTCAATTGATCACAAAATGATTCAGCACTTGTTGAACTTATTGTTGCCGCAGTAACCACACAAGGGTCAGTTGAAGTCGGTTTTATTGGATCATTTGAAGTGACGTCTGAAGGAACTTCCGGGTTTCCTATAATTAAAAACCCATCGGCCAACAAGTTCCCCATGTCCGCAGTATATAAAGTCGTGTCCGCAGTAATAAAGTCGCTTGATAAATCAATTGAAATTTCGTAAGGATTGACTTTAAATGTTTTTTCTTGCAATATGTTTGACAATTCCAATTCCGATTTGTTGGTTTCAAAGTTTGTCGTAATTTTATTTATTCGATATAAATTATTAAAAACAATTATTTTGTCCGCAAGTGATAAATTCTCAGTAATTGATATTGGTAAATAAGCCGAAACAAAAGTCAATCTTTTTTGTTTTTCAAATAAATCTTTTATATAATCTTTGTAATATGTTTCAAACAATGTCAATTTGTTTGGTTGACCAGTAAATTCATCACGTTCCGCGTGAAAATTTAATGATTGCGTGTCAGTTCCAAGAATATTTGTCACCAACAATGAGTTTCCCGGTACTTTTGGCCCGGCAATATTTACGCGATTTCCGGCAATGTTTACCGCTGCAATTGTTGAAATTGAATTTGTTGTATAAAAAAGAATCGGTTCGCCGATTGTGGATTCTTGTTTTGAATCTACTGACCAACCATAAAGGATTTGTGTTGATGAATTATCTTGTGGATTTCGTAAGTGTTCAAATTGCATGTGTTCAAATGGAAGTTCAATGTCGTATGCGCTTCCTTCAAAATTATCGGACGCCGCATATTCTAAAGTCCCCCATTTTTTATTGGCTAAATTTTCATGATTCTTTGCAAGAAATGTGTCGCCACCTTTATATCCAAGATTTACTTGACGATATGGAATAATTGAATCAATTATTGATTCTTCCTTGTCTAAATGTTTTGTGATGTCCCAAGTGTTTGTTGCTTGTGAATAAAAAGAATCTAATGTTTTTACAACAATTGTTCCGTCATCTTTTACAAACGAAGTCAAATTGAACATTTTGAAAATACCGGACAAAAAATCCAATGTTTTCATTTTAGGTAAATTTGAAGAAATATTTATTAATTGATCAGTTAAAACACCAGCACTCCCGGAAAATGATATTTGTTTTTGACCTTTTAAACCTAAGAAACCGCCGCCGGTTTGTATAATTGTTATTTCAACGTCAAAGGTGGCTGCATTTGTTGCTTCAATAAAAAATGTGTAAGAACCATTTGGAATTTCTATTTCCGTTGGATTATTTGTAACGCCGTTTGATGTGGTGCCGGTGATCCCCGAAAATTTATTGAATTCCTCGCCGTTTTGTTTTATAACAAGTGAATATTCGTCATTAGAAGATGGCGTTACTTTGACGCGTATTGTTCTTTTTTCTTTTGATTCATTATATGAATTTTTGAAAAAGGATGTTCGGACACCACTTATATGATTTGTGTCACCACGTACATTTGTAAATCCGGACACCGTATATTGTGCGTCTTGATCTTCAAACAATGAACCTTCTTTTGCATGAAGCCACATGTAAAGATTATATAAAGGAAGGTTTGTTTTATTGAAGAAGTCTTCACTGAATGTGATGTCGTATTTCTTTTCGATTGCCTTTATTATGGCATAAATACGAATTGCGGGTTTTAATTGTGAAAAATTGACACCGTGAACATTTGTATCCGTGACATTATAATAAACATTATTAGTTCCCGCATCTGTATTGGTTGGATCATAAATCAAACGATCAGTGTGCGTAATTAATGGTATAACAATGGCCTCATCGATTTCAGTTCCGCCAATTAAACCGTCAAGTCCGTTGACCATATAATCCGCAACATTTGTGTCATTAAATAAAAAACTAAATGAATCTAAATAAGTTAAACTTCCAAGTTTGTCTTCACCAATCAAATCTTTTAAAATAATTGTATTGCCAAAAAATGTCAATTTATATGTGTGCGGTTCGTTGTTTTTAAGTTGTGAACCTTCAAGTTTTATTTTTCCTTTTTTAAAAGGTTTATAATTGATATGAAGTTCGGCGTTCTTTTTTCTTCTTGCGTCGAATCCGTCTATATGATAATTGTAAAAATGTTTAAAAAACTTATTATTTTTTTTTGATGCTGGGACATTAAACGTTCGTGAATAATTCGTGAACACTTTTTCGATGTCTTTAATATCTTGTATCGATTGTGTAAGTGTGACGGATTCATCCTTGTAAAGTTCTACTTCTTCAAGGACACCTTGATCATTTTCAACATATAATTGTATTTGAAGCATTTATCGAATATTATTAATCTTGTCAAATCCAAATTCAAAATCAATTGTGTAATCTGTCAAACGGTTATTTAATGAAGTTTTAAATGTCATTGATTTACTTGCTGGAATAATTGGAAGAACATTTCCTTCATAATCAATCCAAGCATTTTCGGTCAAAAACAATTCTTCAATTGCTTGATTCATGTCTTCTTTTATAAAACCAGTGTTTAAGGTTAATTTTGTTTTTGCGTTTACATTGTATCTTTGATTTTGTGTTTCGTTTGTTCCGTATGTTACGGATGACGAATCAATAATGTTTCTTTTGAATGTTTCGTCGGTAACACTAAAAGATTCAGTTGTTTTTTTAAAGAAAAATAAATTTTGCAGTGCGCCCAATTTGTTTTGAAAAACAACTTTGTAAGGCGTGAATTTTGGTTCACATATATTGTTGACCGTTATTGTTTTTAATAAGGTTGTGTCGTCCGTATCATAAACTTGAATCGTTGATGAATTTGCTGGGATCGTAATATATTGAATCTTTTGGTTTGAATTTCCGTCGTCAATTATTTCTGTCGTTGCTGAATCAATTATGACTTTTCCAACACCTTCTTTAAATATTGGAAGATTTCCGGGAGTTCCTTTTGGTAAATAAATATTATTTGAAGAAATAAGCGCATGACGTTCAAGTTCCGGATTGATTTGGTCTTCAAAATACCCGTATCCATCAAATGCAATAAAATTAAATGTTTCGGGATTTGAATATGTGTATTGCTCACCGTCGGTGTCAAAATATGTAACAACTGCGGAAACCCATTTTGTATGTGATATATAAGTGCCGTCAAATGTGATATCCAAGTAATCGCGAATCAATTCACCGATTTCAAGGACAATGTTGTCTTGTCCGTTTATTATGTTTTTACTTAATGTATATTTTAAGTCCGTGTCGGAATATGAATTTTCTATTCCGGAATATATATACAATTTTAAATTAACGCTTCCTAATGCCATTTTTTATTTGTTAAAGTTTTGCGCCGGCACCGTTTCCAGTTGTTCCGGAATTACAATTCCATTCAATTATTTCTTGAATTATACCGTTTGAATCAATTACCCAAATGACAAACGAACCATAATTCGGGCCAACTGTCACTTCACTTGTTGCGACTGCATGATATAAACCCCCGCCGTTGTATAATGAACCATTGTGACAAATAGATTTCCCCGTGGTGAATGATCCGGATGTGCTGACAACTTCTTTTGTTAATGATGTCGCACCAGTACAAAAAGACGCTTCACTTGCTTGTCCTTGACTTATGTAAAAAGTTCCGCCGCTTGGACAAGTTGGTGTTGATGCCGGTTGTGTTATTGTCTTCGGACAACTAATTGTTCCGGAATTTGAATATCCACTTGGAACATCAACCGTGAACGTGACGGTTCTTGATGTGTCAGACGATACCTCACTGAATGATTTTGGTGTCCAATCTGAAATTGTCCCAAGGGAAGTTTTACCGGAACTAATCACCCCCTTTGTTGATATTTGTTGTCCGCTTAAATTAGCAGCTTCACAATCAAACGTTGGAAGTCCGGCGGGTTGATTAAACGGTGACGAACATTCAATTGTTGCTCCGGCGTTTGCATAACCAGCCGGCGCAGTTAAATCAAAAAATAAAGTCACGCTTCGATCACTTCCGGTATTGTTTGCTGAATGTGATGTGATTGGAGAACCACCGGATGTGTCTTTTATTGCGGTTATATTAGCCGGCCCGGTTGGATTTGTAATTGTTCCGTCTTGTGCGATTGATCCGCCTTGTATGGCGGGGATTCCATTATTTGAACACGCAAATGTTTGATTTGGCGCGTTTACTGTCACACTTATTGATTGCAAGGCAGTACACGAATTGGTTGCCGTGTCAAATGCGGAAACATGAACCGTTGTTGTACCACCAATTGCATTTGATGACAATGTAAGTGTGTCTCCACTTACTGAAGCATTGACAACCGTTGAAGGGTTATATATTGAATAACCAGCAATTGCTTGACTTCCTTGTGTGAAATATGACGTCAAATCAATCGTTGTTGAATCGCCGTCAACATCTAATGTTTGAGCGGGGATTGAACCATTTGTTATCGGGCCACTTACACATGAAGGGCTTGGGCCGGATGTTACAAGTGCCGGTTGTGTAACTACATTAACACAATCAATATATCCGTCAGCAACATTTAAAAATCCGGAAGGAATCAAAACACGAATTGTTATATTTCTTGCAGTTGCCGTTGATACCGTTGCAAATTTACCATTTGAAAAACCGGCATCGCTTGAAGTTATTGAATCAATTATTCCATAAGACAACGTCGGCGTGTTGATTTGCCCTTGTTGGTCAATTGATAAATTTAAAATGTTCGCGATTCCACAAGTAAATGTTGGAAGCGGAATTGTTGGTTCCGTTAAATTTAAATAAAAAGGTGACCTTACGTTTATTTTTGTACTCATGTTGTCAATTCAAAAAATTCGTCAATATCTAATCCAAACGCGTCAACGACATCATTTGGTAATTTGTTGTAATTATCTTCAAAAGGTTTTGTGAAATATTTTCTTGCTTCAATTCCCTTTTCATATATAGATCGTGCAATTAAAAACTTGATTGATCTTCTGTCAATAAATTTTCCATCCTTGTCGCGCGGTGCTAATTTTTTTCGAACCAACCATTTGTCAAGTGATTGGGGCGGAATGGATTTTTTGTTTCCGCTGAATTTATAAGGGGAATTTCTATTTGCAATATAATTTGATTTTGAACCCTTGACACCAAGATCAACAAAACTTCCATAAGGTACACCGTCTTTTGTCGCTGCAAGTGTAAATTCAAGATTAAAAGATTTTTTGTAAACATTGAGAACGTAACCGATTGACCCTTCAAGATTTCCAGTTGTATTTTTAAACTTTTTGCGTGCTAGTTTCTTCGATTCTTTGACAACCGTTTCGGCAAATGTTTCAAGTGCTTTTTTTGTGTTTTTAAAATCCATTAGCAAATTGTCATTTCATTTTTTACAACCACGTCAAATGATGCCGCCCATCCCGCAAGTTTGTTTTCAAATCTGTCGACAAAAGGTTCACATGAAACCACGTCTTCAATTTGGTATTTCTGCGAATACAAATCACCCTTTTGCATAATATTCAGCACTCGCGTCAAAACTGCAAGTGTTGTATTCAAAATGTCTTGTTCGTTATCATTCCCGGTGAAAACGTCTGTTGTTTCTTCTTTTGAAATGTCAACGATGTCCATCACAAGAATTGACATATTAAAACGGAATACATTTGTTGCAACGTTTGTTGAATTCATTGTCAAATGTGCAAGCGGAAAAATTGATTGTTTATCAAGATCCACGTCATTAAGTGAACCGAATGTCACCGTGTTAATGAATGGTTCCGCTTGTAGTTGGTCTTTTATTTTTGTTGTGGTGTCGTAAACTTGTTTCATTTTTTTATCATTTTCCTTTCGAGTTCCGTTTTTTCTTTTTCAAATGTCAAATACATCAAACATTTGTGAACATTCATTTTTGTGACGGTGTCGAACCGGGTAATGTCCCCCGAAGCAAGTCCGTATATGCTTGAATACCACCCATATTTTGATCCAAAATTTGCGCTTGCTGATCCGTCATGTCCGCCGCCATTAAATAATTCGGGATAAGATTCAGTAATTCGATCCCGATATGATAAAAAAAAACCTTAGCACCCATCACAATATTCAACGGTAGATTTTTCATTTCAACGTGATTGTCTGTTCCCTTGTAATCTTCAATTAAATATTTTCCATTTTTTGAAAATTTTATTGGACGATACAAAATACACATTGCGCGATCCATTGATTCCCAATCATGAAAATAATTATCAAGATCGACATATTCTCCAAGACTTATTTCATCAAGGTTTGGTATAAATCCATATTTGACGCCGTTCAATTTGATTTGCGGTATCATTTTGCAATCTTGGTTGAATATGGTTTGAAGGTGGTTTGTAATGCTTGTAATATCTGAAAAACGAATGTTGGCAATATCTTTCAAATTTACTTTGCAAAATATTTCAACCATTTTTTGAAGTGCGAATGAATTTTTTGTGTCGTCATTAAAATCAAGTTTTAAAAACTTCATATATTGACCAAGTGTGATTTCGCTTAAATCTTCGGGAACGTTAATTTTCACTTTCATATTATAATAATAAATAAGTGTCAAATATGTATAAAAAGAAAAGGCCACGTTTCCGTGACCCCTTCCAACCAACTAACATGAAAAAAAGAATTATTTTAATAAGTCATATCTTGAACGATAAATTTCTTCAATCTTATCATTCAATTCTTTTGTGTTTTGTTTCCACTCCATTGTCCCGAATTTAACAATTGTTTTGTTTATTTCCAAATTTAATTTGACTTTATGTCCGCCCCGGATCATTCCAATGTTTGTGGGTTTTTGAATGACGAAGATTCCGTTCATCCAACAAATGTCCAAAACCTTCCAATATTCTACTTCTGCCATGATTGCAAAAGTTTTGACAATTGTTGAATCAATGTTGATTCCCAAAACCAAATCATGATTTCAAAAATTAATATCATAAAAAATAACGAACCTATAAACATGAGCAATCCATAAAATAAAAATTTAAGAACCGCCTTGCGGTTTTCTTTTGCGGATATTTTTTTTACAAGTATCCAAGCAACTTCATTGTGTTCCATTTTAGTATTTTTTAAATTTACATACATATTCATTTGTGAAGTCTTCGAAGTCCATATCGGATTCAATTTCTTCTTTGTGAATGACTTTGCCGTCAAACACTTCAGTCATCAAAGTGACATCATATCCAATTTCATTTTCGAAAATGGCAACATCTTTTCCGGGTTCCGTTATTACATGGAATATGTCCCCGTCATATTTAAAAATTTCTTTTGTGTATTTCATATTAAAAAGGGGGACGAATCCCCCGTGTGTTTTAAGATTGATTTTTTATGTCGTCGTACATGTGCCAATTGTATTCGTCATTTGGGTCGTGTATTAATCCTTGATTATAAATTGAACACAATTCCCCAATTGTTCGTGCGGCGAACGTGATTGTTGCTTCGACTGCAAGTTTATAATCGTCTTTTAATTCAAGAACATATTTCCAATCACCGTCATCGCCGTATTGATACCAATCGTTAGGAACAATTTTTGCGAATCCTTGTCCTTCAAGTTTTTTCCGTGACTTGACCACGTCGTTTTCAATAAATTTCATTTTATGTGTTTTTATTTGTTATTGTTATTCAAATATAAATAAAATTATTTAATTAACAAATTTTTTTAATAAATATAATATTTTCCCTTATTTGGGTTTTCAAGTTCCATCATTAACGCATACCGTGCGGCGTCAATTGCGTGATCCCCACTCAATGGATTTGGTTTCTGTATTTTGTTTCCTACCTTATCAGTTGACCACACATATCCGTTCAATTCTTTTATAAGGTTTTTTGATTTTGATGTGACGAATATTTGGTTTTGATTTATCAA